TTTTGTAGTCTTGAACGGATTTCAAGTAGATGTAACACTAAAAGAACTTGAACGAATCAATGAAACTTGTGAAAATATTAAACGAGTAAATTGGCAGCGGTATAGGTTCTTTGGAAGGTAAAATTTGTAATTTTACAGTAAAAATGTTAAATGTTTGTTAATAGGCTTGGTTCGTATGGACTGAGCCTTTACTTTTGTGGTAGAATTTTAAAAACAACAAGACGATGATCACAATTTCAAAACAACTTCTCGAAGAAGCAGGAGGTTACAAATGCTGGAAGGAAAATCCAGTAGAAGAACCCCATATTTGTCGTAAATGGCAAAAATGTATCTACAACCAAGACGGTTCAAAACGGTATTTTATTAATATTAATGAATCGTTTGGCTGGATTCAATATTTATACGGTCAAGACGATGAATCTTTGCATAACTTCTGGCCGTCAATCCATTTCAATATTGAAGTACCTAATTTTGGATTTCATTCGATTGAAATTTCATTGGTACAATGGTTCAATGAATCTGGAAAATATTCTCAAATCACTATTCCAGTAATGGAACAGATGATTGAACATTTCTTCACCCATCTAAACGGTAAACATTACGATGATTAAAAAGAAATGGGAGTCGACGAATTAACGTCTTCTCCCATTTTGTTTTCGAGCGTCTTCAGCGGCCTTGGCTTCCTGTTCTTTTACCCTAACGAGTTTGGCATAATAATATGCCCGAACGTTGACTGGCATTGAATATGCGTCCATTGCTGACATTGCACCTTGCGAATAGTAACCAATGTCAAAGCATTGATCCATTACCGTTCTATCATAGTCCGCTGTCAGGCCAAAAAAAGTCTGGTCTGATGGTAATCGAAGTGCGAAAGGGTTCTCCTGTTTCCTCATCAACGATTTCAATTTCCATGTTTGGTCCGGGTTGAAGTTTTGCAACGTAATCGCGGAAGGCTCTTGAATCGCGGGCCAAAAATTCGTTATTTAAAAACAAACGAATGAAGTTTGGATCAGAATTTCCGTTAACAGATAAAATCATTTCTTCCAAACGAATAGTAATTTGCTGATCCTCCTTTCCAAAACTTTTGTACTTCTTCAAACGGTCATCAATTCGTTTTTGGTCGCCAACAGTTAAAAGTTTGAATTCGAGTGTATATTTTCCAATCTTGTTTTCAAACAAATATGTGAAACGGTTTTCTCCTTTGTTGAATTTACTTTCATCAATTTCCTTGTTTGGAATTTCTTCTAAATTGATATCGACCTTTTGTTTCTTTCCAGATGGAGTCGTAACTTCGATGGTGTAAATTTCTCCATAACCATAAATCCGACTTGCTAAAATAAGTGCATCTTTATCACCTACCAAAAGTGAATCATAATTGAATTTAGGCGAAACGATGATTGACTGTAAAAATTTATCAATTACAATTCCTTGTTTGATATAACTTTCAGTAGTTAGGATGTTTTCCTCTTTGGCAGTCATAAACTTCATCTCAACGCTGCCCTTTGACAATAAATTCGTTTCATCATATACCAAACCTTTACTTGGTAATTCAACAACGTTGTTTGGAAATGAACGTTGAAATGATTCAGGTTCCTGATTTGTAATGTCCGTTTTTAACGTAACTTTTCCTTCTTGCATTTTTTCCTTCTTTTTAGGTTTTTAGTTTAATATAAATATCCTTTTCAGGATAATTTTGTTTTAAAGTTAATAATTTGTTAATGAGGTTAAAAGGTTTGGTTTGTATTATCAATGAATATACCTTTGTTGTATTCATTCACTAAACGATTTAAACGATGAAATTCGATGCAAATATCACTAAAAATGCTTTTCGGTATAAAATTCAAAAGGCCGAAGTCATCAAAATTAAAAGCGAATATAGCGGTTTAACTTCATTTTCGGCTGTTTTTACGTTTGTTAATGGATATGTTGCCAGTTTTCCATTAACTGATGCGAGAAAAGAATTCGAATTAATCCCAACAATAGACCTCACACATAATGACCGAATGAAAGCGCAATGTTTGGCGTGTGAACAGGATTTGAAATTGAAACTGTTATTTGAAAATGAGACCGTTTTGTACGGTCGTGTTAAATGCAAATTCCCGTTCTCCGAGCAATATGCGGTTTCTTTATATATTAAAGATGAGTCGAGTCCGACTGGTGTAATTCAAGCCAGTATTTCTTGTTCAGATGCACAAGCCAGAAATTACGGAATATGTAGTTTAAGTCCGACGGAAGATTTGAGAACTGCTCATTAAAATAACTCAACAATTAAAATTCAAAATCATGAAACTTAAAATCAATATCAAACCACAAACAACCGAAAAGCGACATAAACCAGTCCCAAACGATCTGTTTTGGAGTAAACATCTTAGTTTCGGCTCCACTTCCAACGGAGTTAGTTGGGGATATTATGACGCCGAATTCGCCTACGCCTTCGTTTGGCACAAGGTTCGTCCCAAAATGAAAAGTTCCAAAAAAATTAAAAAGGTCTGGAACGATAAGGAAGTGACCACGACCAAAAGAACGTATGAACCTGGAAAATGGATCGTTCAATATTATAAGATTCCACGCGAGGTTCTCAAATTTATGAATCTTGAACTTCAACAAGGGGTTCGGTCGTTCAAACTGGTTCCAAAAAAATAATTGTTGTTTGTGTTTTAATAAAAGGCTTGTACCGTTAACTTGGTATGAGTTTTTTTTATTTAAGTAAACTGGTAACCTTGTTTTTCGTAAAGCGCATAATCATAACTAAATGTTAAACGAGGTTGGACAACTTCTTCTGTTGCGTAATCCATTTCCCCGAAGTTAATCAAATTAGCAAATGCACCAACCAAAGTCCATTTTGCTATTGGGGTATCCATCGGGGACATGATTTGAATTATGACATCGAGTTTATATTTTTCTCCATAAAAATCAGTACCATCATCAACCTTTTGATGTAATGTCGTCATATATTCCCAAAGTTGTTCGTTGGTCATTTTTTCATACGCATACATGACCATTTCAACATCATTCCATTTGGTTTTCCCCTTAATCTTCATTTGAGTGTTTCCGTACTCAATTGTTAATGGGGAATTGTCAATTTGAGGCAATGTTACCGATTTAGCGTAAAACCCAACATCGGGTAAACTACTGAATTGGATTTTAAATCTCCAGCTTGTAATGGGGTTATATTGTTCTGGTGATAAACGAGCCATTTATATTTCCGAAGTTAATAATTTGTTAATGAGGTTAAAAGGTTTGGTAGTTATTTGAAAGGGTTATACTTTTGTATATAATTAAAACGAACATCGATTATGAACAAGACAATGCCTCTGTATGAAAGTCCTGTAAAAGACAGGAACGAAGACAAATACGGAACTATTTCGGAGCCGCAATGCATCTGTTGCATGAAGCCAATTAAAAATATTCAAAACGCCTATACTGTTCATATGAATACGGATTGGTTGGCGGTGCATCCGTCTATTTCAGAAGAAATGTGCGCTGTCGAAACAGATGCAGATTCACAAGGATGCTTTGATATTGGGCCAGAATGCGCAAAGCATATGAAAGGATTTGTAATTAAAAATTAAAAAAACGGTTTATAAACCGCATAATCATAACGTATCGTAGCGTTGACTTCTGCTATGGCATCACTTGAACGATCCATTTGTCCGAAGTCGACGTTTTCATAAAATGCGCCATGCAAAACCCAAGTCCCGACCGGAATTTCTTCCGGGCCAACTACCGAAACTCTTAGATCATGTTTATAGGTTTCTGCGTATAAATCAGTCGCAGTTTCCGTAACTTGATGCTGTTGCATATAAACCCAAAAATCTAAAAAAGTTATCCCTTCAAATTGATAACATTTTATTTGAATTGGATTCCACTTGGTTTTTCCTTTAACAAAGAAACTTGCATTGCCGTGATGTAATTCCAAGGGACTATTATCAAATCCGGGTTGAGTTGATGCGTAGGCATAGAACATTGCACCCTTCAAACGATTGGTGAAAAGGGTGTAACGAAATTGTAATGTTGGCTGAAATAAACCCGGAATTAATAATCTTGGCATACATATAAATATCTTAAACTGGAACTTTTTTAATGAAGTTAATAATTTGTTAATGAGGTTAAAAGGTTTGGTAGTTATTTGAAAGGGTTATACTTTTGTTGTATTAATTCACCAAACAATTAAAACATGAAATACATAGTCGTATCTGTCGATAAAAACCAAGATTCTTGGACGGTCATTGAAGGAATTTTCGACACCTATATTGCGGCGCGGCGGTCGATTCAAGGTCGACGAGTTAAAGGAAAATTATTGGATTGGCCGATGTTATTGCGTAAATGGCCAAATATGCAACGCTCTGCGTTTATGGGTCAATATGTAAACGGAAAAATGAAATCTAACGCAATTAATCCGCCCATCACAATCTTTCAAAAATATAACGGTCGTTATGTGATAACTATATGCGCCGCAAATAATCTTTAAAAGTCATTTACTGAATAGAAAACTAAAATAAAAATATGAAACTTTACTTGTTTACAATTGATGCAGGCTGGCGCGGTGGCGGCGTTTTCATTGCTCCAAATGTCACCGAGGCGTATTCAATTTATAAATCGAATTGTGATCGATTTTATTTTGATATAATGACCGATGAACAGTTTCGAGAACAAGTCACTTGTACCGAAATCGTTTCCGGCATTTGGTTAAACTTTGTGGGAGATTATTAAACGAAAAGATATGAAAGAAAACATGATTTTAACTACCGGAGGAAATTTGCTCCGTTATTGTGAATTGGGTTGGTATTTCACCAACCCTTCCGGAGAATTTCTCCGCGAATGTTCAAAACATGAAGCAGACTACATCTCCAAAAACGGACATGAAATCGATTTTCATTTTCCAGAACCGCACCCACAATTTTTTCCAAAATGGGAATTTATTGCATCGGTACGGGTAACTGACGATTGTTCAAACTACCGACCAGAAACCAGTAACAACGGCGGCAACTATTCATTTGCTACTTTTGAAGATTGGTTTGTAGCCAAGTTTCCAAACGGCGAATGGGAGTTTATGTCCGTAAATCGACATTCAACCAGTGCTGAATTTAGTTATGATGAACTCGACGGGAGATTCCAAAATGACCTTGGAACTGTAAACATTTCTAATTCATCCGAATTGGTTTCGTATCTTTCTCAATCAGGAAAAAGTTGGAACGAAGAAACTAAAAGTTATGATTATCAGATTGAGGTAGTTTTGGAAAAATTTGGCGAATATCGTGAATTTCCAGAATTGTGGACTTCACAATATAATTACATTCCAAGTAAATGGGATGAAGATGATCAGAAATTTGACCATCCTGCATTGAAATTTTCAGATAAAAAACAAATCATAACCAAACTAAAAGAACTTGGTTGCGATCTGCGGCAAGGTTATTATCGTTCTCGAAATAGACGTAAAGGTTTTGTCAAATCAGGAAGACGATAAAAAAATAGGGCAAAGGTTTTTTACGCCATTGCCCTATTATTATAATTTTATTTAAAAGATTAACCTTGATGTTGTTTGGCCAAATCAGCACTGGTGCGAGAACCTTGAAGTGCCAATAACAAAGTACCAATCCACTGAATAGCAGTAGCAGCCCAATCGGGCAATGTAATCAAACCAGCCAATGTGCCTTGGTCGGCAAAATAAACCAAAGTACCCAAAACTACCACAATCAATGTGGCTACTTTCGCGTTTTTGGCTTTAAATTTGTCCCAAAGGTTAACCAAAAGATTTACTAAAAAATCTGGCATAACATTTTCCTTTATTTTATTTTAGTTTAAAAAGTAGTTACGAATAAGTTGCGTAATCGTAACAGATAGTCAATTCTGCAACTGAAACGTCGTCCGTTCCGCGATCATGAGTACCGTAAGCAACAGTTTCATAAAATGCGCCAACGAGTTTCCAAGTACCAACAGGCGCTTCGTCCGGGCCTAACAACATTAATTGAAGGTCATGTTTGTATGATGGAGCGCGTGTATCAGTCGCACTATCAACTGCTTGGTGTTCCTGTAAATACGTCCACAATTCCGAAGCAGTAATTCCTTCAAAGTTATAACAAGAAACCGTTATGGAATCCCATCTTAATTTACCTTTAACCTTGAAATACGAATTGATATATTCGACAGTCACGGGCGCTGATTGGTGGGTAGGCTGAGTTGCAGCCTTTCCATACAATTGAACGTTTGGTAACTTTGAAGTTGTAATCATATACCGAAATTGCAAAATAGGATTGTGCGCTTCCGGAGTTAATAATCTTGGCATTTCTATTTTTCCTCTATTTTAATATAAATATCCTAACCTTGAACTTTTTTTATAATCCAAGGTTAGGTAATTTTATATTTATTCGTTTGTATCCGTTGGAAACAATGCTCCGGTCGGAAGTACAACAAAGTCAACGATAATGAATTCGGCTGTTTTTGCAGGTTTCAAATAAATCTGCGCTCTCATTTCATTTCTATCAACTACGTCTGGAGTATTGTTACTTTCATCAATAATGATACGGTAATCGTAAAGACCTTGCTGGTTCTTAACTCTACGGAAATACGGATCGGTCAATTCAATGAATCTTGCACGAGTTTCTACGGTATTATTTTCAAACACCAAATACTTAACCGTGTAAGCAACAAACCGTTTAGCATCAATTAACAATCTACGAACGTTGATCCGGTCGAGAGCAGATTGTTTTTTCTGCAATGTTTTTTGACCCCAAACCGTAATACCTTGACGCGGGAATGTCGCAATCGGGTTAACTGATTTAATGTAAAGATTATCTCTATCGCCTTGGGTCATCAAACGTTCGGTTTGAACTACGGTATCAAGAGTACCGCGATTTAAACCAGCAGGAGCGTACCAAGGATGCGCAACCAAGTCGTTAAATGAATAAACGCCTGAAATAATAGCACTTGGCGGAACCCAAACATTTCTACCCAAATCAGGGTCGTTGATTTGACACCAAGGATAGTACATTGCAGCGTAGTTGGTATTTCTACCTTCGGCTGCTAATTGCGCTTGTCCTACTGTTGAACCTTTGTAAGTTGGATCAATAACGTAGAAAACATCGCCTCTATCTTCGCACATATTAATTGCGCGGGTAATAATTGAACCGTGTCCAGTTGCATTATCCAACAATCCCGGAGTAAATAACAAATTAATGTCGTATTGGTCTTTGTTTGAAAGAATATCAATTGCGTCTTGATACGCTGTTTGACCCCATGATGCAGATGCCGGATTAAAGCCTTGCGTATTTGTCGCAAACATCAATTCATTCATTGCACGAGGGTGAATAACATTACCATCGCTACCACCTGCAAAGGTTCCAGATACAGCCGCAGGTAAAGAACCTGACAAACTCGCATCTCTAACAGCGCCGTTTGAATTAATGTAATTTAAGGTATTATTTACACCTTCAATACGAATAAATCTGGAACGATTTGGGAATGAACCAGAACGTTCCAAGTATGGGCTACCATTGGAATCGTATCTCAAAGTATTAACCATATCACCAACTACTCTTGGGAGATAGTTTTGTGTATTTGGGTCCAAACTTACTTGCGAATATTGTTCCAAAATAACTTTTCTATTTGAAATATCATCGCCTCTACGGATGTATAAATCAAATACACCGCGAGATGGATCAACGTTTGCAATTTCCCAACGTGCATTGAACTGCGAACCAGTCAACAATAAATTATTTGTACTTTCTTCTGCTGCTACGCCTGAACCTGAAACGGCGGCGGCCAAACGGCCAGAGTTCATAATTTCACCATCAGAAAGTGAAACTATTTTGAACGCCATGTTATTTGCGCCGAACGTTACTGAGCCAGAACTCAGAGTCGACAATGTAGCATAACTTGAAGAATTAATTACATACGAATACGCTGGTTGATATCCTGCATTTAAAATTTTAACTACGGTGATGACCTGACCATAACGCAAATATTCTTGCACGCAATGGGTAGTTAAATATTTATACATCCGCTCACTTGCACCGGAACCGGAAATAAAAGTGTCTCCAAACCAACGAATATATTCGCTGTACGTTGAAATAGGTGTCGGTACAAACGCTGGACCACGAACGGTTGGTCCAATGACTGCTGCACCAACCGCAGGGATTTCCAGAGGTCTGAATGACAAATCAAATTCGCGTGTGAATACACCCGGGCTGCTAAAAACGTTGCTGTTAGCCAATTATCATATCCTCTTTGTTTATTTTGTGTTTATTATATAAATATATCAGTTTTTTTGCAAACCTATTTTTATTTTGTAACTTCAAAGAATTTATTGAAAGCAGTTATTACCCCAGCCAATCCGCTTTTAATCGGATCGTTTTGTTTAAATTCCGGATTTGCGTGAACTTCTTGGTTCAATTTCATAACTTCTTTTTGAAGTCTACTCATATAATAGGTTATTTTATTTCTTTCTGGACTTTCAGTTAGTCTTCCAAATGAACGTTCATATGTTTCTTTTAATGGATGTTTTTTCATGTTCTTATTTTCCTTTTTAATTCAGTTTGTGGTATGTTTGCAGTATTTTCAATGGTTGGGTTATTTATGTCATTAATATCATCGTACATTATTTTTTCTGAACCTTCTTCCAAAAATCGAACCTTTTTGATTGAAAATGCTTTTTGAACTTTTGATTGCTGATATTCAAATTCATTTCTTAAATAACCGTCAACTTGCAAACTTACCGTTGTTTTAATCAATCTATCTTCTCCCGGAACATTGACGTTTTCAGGAGTCATACTTTGGATTGAGGTTCTGAACTTATAAAAATCACCCCATATATGACCTGACATTGGAATTAGTTGTTGAACTAAAACATTCATTTGTTCCTGCAAATCAGTCCACAAAATCAAATCATAGGTTATACGAACGTAATTGGGAATATCAATTAAATAAAATTCTACACTTTCTTTTGTTAAATATTGACCTGCGGTTTTATCCCAAACCATACCACTATTTCTATATGGGATAACTCTTTGTTTTGGATAAACAACCGAATTTCCTCCCCAAACTTGACCCGGAGGTAATGAAATTCTTTCATCATTTGTAACATCACCTCTACGAATGATTATTAACGGACTTTGAACTTTTTTCATATTATCCCGTAAATAACCATTTGCCCTAATTTGCGCCCATTTTTCACCATTTGAAAACATAACCGGAACGGGAATAGAAACATCATTTTCAATTACACGGGGCTTCCAGTTGTTTTGTAGGTGGAAAAATATGGCGTAGTCTATGTCATACAAGCCAATCTTAGGAACCTTGACTGTGTCATTGTCCCTTCGCATATCAGTAGCACGATTGTTTGAATTTACCGTTCTACCTTCTTGGTATGGATAGATTTGATGTTGAGGCATTTATTTCAAACTACTGATTAATTGTTTTAAATTGGTTATTACTTCGCCAAGCGTCAACTTATTTGATTTGAGTTGTTTAGCCAAATAACTTAAACGATTTGAAACGTTTAATGATGTTGAATCAGATGCTTCACTCAAAACCTTCTTAACGAAATGTTCTGCTATTTGAATTTGTCTTTTAGTTGGTTTTCTCATAAGTTCCTCGGTATATTTAGAGTTTTTGTTATTCCTGACCTAACTGGTACAAGGTTTAATTGTGATATTCTTGTTAAGTGGGTTGAACATTTGACTGTTTGGTTATATCCAAACTGGTAATTACTTCTACCCTCTGTTGTAATTGGTAAAGTATCTGGATTTCTACCAAACCAAAACTGGTTTTGAACTACATTATCAATTTCGTAAAAATTGGCGTTAAATTTGATTATATCACCAACGTCGAGTATTATATCGTAATCTTTGAGATCGTCCCTTAGAAATGAAAATACGACGTTCTGCGCGGCATCTAAACCCGTATCAACATCGTTTAAAGTTGCTTCTTCTTTTGAAACCAAAGTAAACAGCCTGATTGGATTATCGTAGAACTTCTTTGAACTTTCCCCATACATTGAAATTTCAGTATGTTGGAGGTTTAACTTATACAAAGCAATTTCCACTGAAATAATACGATTGATTATTTCCTTTGAAACGTGCTTTAAAAATAAAGCATCTCTTGAAGTTCCGCCAAAGATTGCCAATTAAATCAATCCTCGTTTACCTGAATTTGAAAAACTTCTAACCATTTCTTGAATTTGCATGGCCGAACGATTTAAGAATTTATCAGCCTGTTCAACTTTTTTGTTACCCATCCAAACAAAACCTTCCTTTAATGTTAGGGGGGCATTGGGATATTTGAGTTTAAGTTGATGCGATAGATTAATAAATCTGGTTTTCTGTTCAGAAGTTAATGTTTTATTTGTTTGTTTTGGTTCTTGGTTTATTTTTCCAAAGAACCTTTCATAGTTTTCTTTTAAATTCATAATATTAAAGATTCCTAAGTTTAGATTGGCAGTATTCAATTACGGAAGTTAATAATTGTTTCACATCCTCACGACGTTGTGAATATTCAGTAGCATCCGAAATTGCTTGTAAAATTTTACTATATTCTCGCTGCGATGAAGATTCTTTGAGCATAATTTTCGTAATCATACGTTCTACTTTTGCTTTATTCGTGTTTACATCCTTTTTGTTTTTATGGGTTTTTTTGGAACTTCTCTTTGAATGGATTGAAAATTAAAGATTGAATCCAAATATGGTTCATTTATTGTTGAATCGCAACTTACGCAAACTCGTTTGACTAAGTAAATGACAAAACATTTTTGATAATTACCGTTGTATTGAACTTCAATTTGATCGTCATCAGTCATGAAAACGTGAATGCTTCCAAGCCATTCTTTTTCTTGAACCGGAACCTTTGAAGTTGCGAATAATAAAAATGTTGTCAATAGTAAAGTTTTCATAATAATATTTGGGTTAATATAAATAATGCTGTTTTATCCAGTCCAATCGTTCATAAACTTAATAATTTCCCGGCGCAATACACTTCTAATTATTTTTAAATCAGAACCCGCTGTTCTACCAAAAGATATATCTTCAACTGATAATTTATCGCGAAGTTCGTCCATAATTTTGTCAGCAAATTTATGAACATCCTTGTAAAATTCGGAATGGAATAGTTCAACAGTTCTATCAGTTAAAAATTTATTTCTATCAGAATATTTAAAATGTGCTTTTTTTCGGTAGTTTGGGTCTTCTTCTTTTAATACTTGTTTAACGAAATGTTCTATAATTGCTTGCTGTCTTCTGGTTGGTTTTTTTTTCATACTTATTCCTTTTTATTTTATATAAATCTTCAACGGAACAAACTTCAATTGGTTTTGTAAGTTTTCTGCCACTGCCGTCTTTCTTTCAAGTTGAGCCTGAAATGACATTGAATCCAAAACTTCTTTTAATTCAGTTAAAAGTGCGTCTTGCTTTTCTTTACCTTGTGAAACTAAATCAGCGCCGTTTAAAGTTACTTCACCATCCGGAATTGGAATGGAAGCATATTTATTTCTAATATAACCTAATGTTTCAGTAACCAATGCCAAACAATATCTACGAATCCATTGTTTGCCGATTTCATTTATAAACTTATAGGTTATGGTTTGGTACGGGATATTTGAAATATCGGAAATCTTGCCATTAAAATCACGTTCTGAACCTTCCGTATTAACCGGACTTCCTTCTTTATCTAACGTATATGTGAACCATAATTTTACTGTTTGAGTTGGAATCGGAAATATTCTTAAACGATTGCCAGTTAATTGAAATGAATAGCCACTTTTACGAATCAAGTCGTTAAACTCAACTGCTTGCATCCGTAAAACGTCATGGTAAAGGGGCATCAATAAATAGTTACCCGGAACTGAATAACTACTCCAACCAAATTGTGAAAGCATTTCTTGGGAACCGAAACCTGCACCCAAAGTTGGGTCTAACAAACGAGTTAAGGCAGGAGTATTTTCGTGAAAGATTCTCCGAATTACAAATTGATCGGTTGCAAAACTTCCCGTTTCAATTACAGCATCTCTAACCAAATCATAGACTTGTTTTTGAGTTGTCAATGTTATTGAACCAGTGTAAAAAGTTTGGTTTCCTGCAAATCCTGCTTCTGTTCCGTATGCTTTTGAAAGTTTAAAAATTCCTCTTAAAGTTTGTGGAACGTATTTTTGACTCAAATTAACCGAGCCTGTTGGCTGCCCTTGAAGATTTAATAGTTGATCTCTTGCTCGAAAGTAATTTAATTGTGCGCCGTATTCATTTACTGCTTCTTCAAACGCTGCATAGAAATTGACCTCTTGAAGTTCCACGTCCATAATTGGAAAGCCGAGACGTAGCGCGGCCCATTTTGCAATTGCTTCTGAATCACATTGGAATTCTGAATCATTATCGTAAAATCCAAAAGGGGTAAAGGTTAGTGGAAAAAAACTTCCGCTACCGGCCCAAATTTCTATGTTAGGTGAATATGAAGGCAATTCAAAGGTTCCTTATTTTAAAATATAAATATCCTGTTAAAATACAAAAGTTTGTTCGCTTATAAGTTTCTTCTCAAAAAATACTGTTTGCGCTTCAATTAATATTGGACTACCTAACGATCCGCTCTCAGGTAAAGTTACAATAATGGAAGGTTGTGAATAAGAACCCGTAGTTGCAAACTGAATATCGTCCAAAGCCATAAATTATACTCCCTGCGTTAACAATGCTCTAACAGTTATATTATTAGGCAGTGAAGTTGCAGTATAACGGATATAATTTCCAACCACATCTTGTGCTGCTGACCAAGTATTCCATGTTATTCCATCTGTTGAATATTGCCACGTTCCATAATCTGAATTTGTAATATCGTCATCGTGAATTAATAATCCGGTCGCAATATTAAATAACCTTATGCGAAGATTAGGAATATTTGAACCCCAACTTTGTGCTTGCCTCCATGCAAATATTCTATTTTGAGCCGAAGAGTATGTTAAACTTGGTTCGTAATGATAATCTTGACTTCCGTCCTCATAAACACAACAAACGGAATAAATCTTGGTTGGAACACATAAATCAGATAAAGTTTCAAATTCGATTTTAAATTGAATATGCGTTCCCGGAGTCAGCCCGGTCAAACCAAAATCATCATTTAATAAAATCCAACCCCCAGTATTATCATCTATTCCGCTCGTACGAGCGTATAGCCTAAACCCATCCGTGGCCGAACCTAAATGCTCATTTCCTTCATTTTCCTTATTTGTAACATAGGCACGATAAAGTTTTTGAGCATTCAAAGTAGTTAATTTTGGCGTAATTATATATTGTTGCGCTGTGTCTGCATATGACCAATCTGCCCCAAATCCCGGATAAACATACATGATATTGATACCAGTAGTCACTGATGCAGGTATTGTGAATAAAATTCCATCCTCAGTCCATATATTGTGGGGCAATGCCCTTGCTGAAATTGTATTTGCTACATCTGTTGAAGTGGTGGAAGATTCCAATCTACCTAAATCCGGAATTATATATTTTTCAAATTGCGAACCATCTGTTTTATAATCAGTTATATGCAAACGAAACGGAGCAACACCAGTTGAAATTATTAATCTATCTATTGAACTTGCATAATCAACTTGAGATAAAGTAGCAGTTGCAGGATATGTCGTAGTTGAACCAGCAGGAATCTCAACCATTGCATCTGTCAAATGCGAAGTCCCGCCGTTGGTAATATCAGTTAATGCACATCTATATACACGAGTAGTGGTGCAAAACCAAAACGAACTAATTCCAGATGCTGCACCGTGATTCACTGCAAATACTCGACCGTTGTGAGCAGTTGCAATTGTACCAGTCGTTGTCGCCTGACCAGTTCTATAAACAAACGCGCTCGTGGACGCACCGGATGAAACAGTCAACGCTGCTCTTAGATTAAACCTATATATTCTTGCAGTAGTTGTCGCATCTGCGTTTAAGATGTAACATTCGTGTTCGGTTTTGCTTACTTCATCAGCCATTCCGATACCGTATGCGACAGTATTGTTATTTGTAACAGCATCCTTTAAAAAGTAAATTGCTCGAAGGTTATCAGTTGAAGCTGCTTCCGAAATAGATGTATTTGCGGTAAAAACGCTTGGGTTTAATCCTTTTACTAAAAACAACCCCCCGTTTGCAGCAGTTGCATTAGTACAAATATACGCAATTCTAATTTCCTCAATAACATACGAGGTTCCGGCAGGAATAGTTACAGTTTGATCTATTATTAAACTGGTATCACTTGCAATTGCAGTAATATTATACCAAGTAGTTATTTCAGTGGGATTAGTTGATCCAAACCCAATTCTTGCACCTGCTGCAATTCGTTCAGTCTGAAATTGTGTAGATGTGCCAGTTATAGTAGTCGCATTTGTTGCTTGAACGGTTCCGGTTGTATGTTTATATACCAATCCTCGAATTGACCTCGAGGTCTTGTTTCCTGAAATAACAGAAAAGTTCAATAAAATTGAACCTATCAAACTGGTAGAATCAGTTTGTCGGTCATATTGATACATGACAACTCTACGAGTCGAGGCAGCAGTAGCAAAATCAGCAGTAAAAATCCAAAAATATCTATTAGACCACTGATAAACGTGAGGATACGTAGTCGTAAAGGTTGAAACTTCTGGTAAACTTACTGATAAAGTTGCATTCGGAGCAATATATGATTTACTTCCGGTATATTGTTGAAATAAATTACCAAATGAACATAGACTTGACGTATATGAACTTAAACTTCCAGTTGGACCATTAAAAATATGTTCTACTGCTGCTTTCATTTTTTACCCTTGTAAATCCATAAAAAAATTGAATTGTGTTATGTATAAAGAAGATTGACTGACATAAAATTCAATCAAATCATTTTCTAATAATGAAGTTGTCCAACCTGATAAAGTCATATCAATACTTGAACTTGAATTGGTTAAATTATAATTTCCCAATAAATTTCCATTTTTTCTAACATTCAAATTTATATTTCCATTTACATTTGCAACGCCCCTTGCTTTAACAATTGTAGAATTTGAAGGGATATGCCTAAACCCTTTACTTCCTTCGGTAATATAAGTATCCTCACTTTTTATTGTTACGCCAATTGAATACAATCCAGAACCTTGACCGCCACCGCCGCCATTTTCTGCAAAACTTGACGATACTGCATAACTGGCCGTTCCAATTAACGAACCCGATATAGCACCATTTATTATTTGAGGATTATATATTTTCACAATTGCAAGTTTTTATGTTAGATGAATATGAATAAATTTTATGGTTTTTTTATTTTTATACTTCTGTTTGGCAATGAAAAATAAATCCTTTCTGTTTGCGATAAAAAGAAATCGGTATTAATACCATTAACAGGATAATCAATCAATCTTATAATATTACCATATAATTTCACATTCTTATTAGGCGTTCCATTGACTGAATATTTTAATACATTTGAGGAATTTACTGAAAAATCAAGTGAAACATATCCTGAGCTATTGTCAATTGACCAACCTTTATCTAACAAAATATCTTTGTAACGTTTTTGTATCACATCAAGTGGAGAAATTCCTATCTGATTTTTTATATCATTATCAAAATAATCTATTTCTTTCAATTTTGCATTTATTCTTGAAATTTCTTGTGAAATTTCAACTAAATCGTTTATCTTATTTTCAATCTCATCGGCTTTTTCATAGGCAATTTGGTCAGAAGTGCCATAAGGTTTCTTTGTTATATCAATGCTACCATCGTGATATGTTGAAGTTGTGACTTTGAACTGCGTTTGACCGTCTGTCCCCAACTCATAAGTTATTTCTGTTAATATTGGTTCCATTTCCTTTTACCTTTAAATTAATTAAACAAAGGTTAGGATATAACCCCAACCTTTGTTTAAAATTGATTTTTACAGCGGAACTTCAACCCACTGGAAAGAACCAAAGAATGAAGAAGCTCCTGACGCTGATGACGTATAAAAACATGCAAACGAGCCGGGAGGTAATATTAATGAACCTTCTAAATCAGTAAATCCACTAACACCTGTTGGTGATGTTGTAATTGCGGCAGTTAAACCAGACGCTAATATAGTTTCAAGTACAGGTGTACCGGGAAGCGTTAATGAAGTACTTGCAAGCACTTGTGAAGTTACACCTCCTACAAATCTATTTCTTGGTGTAATTGCTCCGGTAATGGAAGCTCCAACACCTGTCATAATACCAATTGTCATTGCTGCTGCCGGAGCTACTAAGAAAGCATATCCTATTTTAGTTATTACTGCATTTACTGTTGAAGTCGTTGGATTTGCAATACATAATCCTACATAAGTTGTCGTTAAACCTGCCGATGTCGTTACTCCCGATTGATTAGCAATTGTAAACATTTGCCTACGATACGTTGGTTCATAGTATCGTGCATTTAATTGTGTGACTGTCAAACCACCTGTATTGTCTAATCTTAGGTTTGGGTTTGTTCCAACACCTAAAGAGGTTGATGATACGATTGGGCCTACTTGTGCTTGAATTAACATTTAAAATTTCCTTTGTTTTTGTTGTTATAAATATGCAAATTTTTATCTAAAACTTGCCTTTTGTTTATTACCAGTTCTTTCCATGTTCATTTCGATATTCATCCGGGTCGCTCATTTGTGAAAAACTAGACTGTAATAATATCGGAAGTTCTATGAATTGTTGGTTTAATATTTTTAATTCTTCTAATATTTGGTATAGTAGATGATTATTCGTATTGCCCTCAGTTTGCCCAACGTCTGATACTAATAATGCCTGTGAACCTTGAATGGTATTTTGAATGCCGCCTACGCCTCTCATGGTCGAACCATTTCCAAATGAACCAGATGGAATGTCTGTTCCTAATATCGGTCTACCTAATGGGTCTACCAGTAACGTTCGACTTACGCCAGATAAAGAACCTACTGCTGGCAGTTCTCTCCCACCAACAAGTACTGGCCAAGTAACGTTAGTTGATCCGGGCGGTAAGAATCCTCCCACTGGTAAACCACCTGTAAAATTTTGTGTGGAACCAGCTGCGTTCTGGGTGGCTACGATTGTTGAAATCGCACCTATTGTTGCTGACACTGCTTTTGTAAAAATAGGGCCAGCATCTACTGGCTGTGTTCTTAAATACGCTGTTATACTAAACGTTCCGGCGCTAGCAGTTACAGGTCTAATTCTAATAAACCTATGAAAGCAAGATATGTATAATGTATAACTATTTGATGGAGTAGGGGAAAAGTTCGCGTTTTGAATAGCAGTTGCTCCTGTGGTCGTATTTATTGTGTTTATATAAGTTAATTGCGACCACTGCGCAGACGCAAAGTTGGGGGCGTCGTTACAACCTTCTATAATTATTTGAGAGTTGTATCCAACTGAGCTTGCACATTGAACTACTAATGTCGCATAACCAGTTGTATCAACTACAAAAGAGTCCCCTAACACAGCACCTTTCAATATACCGTGAAGAGGCCTTGGAGCGTCTGATATTACATTTGCGCCTTGCACATCTTTTTTAGTGACTACATCATGCACACTTAGCGGAGCTTTTTCGTTTACATCCATTGCAAGTGACAATAAGCCCAAATTATCTGCTATACTTTGCAATAATTCTGTTTGATTAGTATCTGTTACTGTATCAACACTTTTAACAGGTGCCGGGTCTTGATTTTGTGGAGTGAATCCAATAATTATTTGCAATGAATCTGTGGATGACATTGAACTTGTATCATAATTCAATGTCAAGGTTAACCCTGATAATGTCCCTCCCTTTGTAATGTCAGACGGATCGTATATTACAGTAGCAACGCCAGATGTAATGTTAATGATATACATCACATCACTTAATGCCATGCCCAAGTAATCATTACTAAACGTAATGGTCTTTGCTAATGCGTTGAATGTATAATTATTGCCTGATACTACGCCTTTTTGTGCCATTTTTTTTATATTTCCTTTATAATGCTGCGGCCATTGCTAATACAAATGCCTTTGTGACTCCGCCGCCGATATTTGTCAGTCCAGAACCATCTCCGATAAATGACCCGCTTAATTGACCAGTTGCTTTGTTGAATAATAATTGACTACTTCCAGAAGTTGCACCAGAGTCATTGAATTGAATAGATTGATTTGGCCCTGCCGGATTTGCAGATGCAACAATTCCTGTCAAAGCAGAACCATCTCCTATATATGAACCAGAAAATGAACCACTGAAAACTCCCGGAGAGTCTATGTAAGATGCTGTTGCTGCATACGAAGCACTTACACTTGGCCCACCTCCCCCATTCATTGCATACGATGCAGTCAGTGCGTATGATGCTGAAATTACTGATCCAAGCAAAGTTTGTGCAACAGAAGCATAACTTGCACTTAATGCGTAACTGCTTGAAACTACTCCTGTAATTTCACTTCCATTACCTCTTAATGAACCTGATATGCTACCTGATGATATAAATATAGAACCTGATATAGTAATAGAGCCACTTATGGTTTGATTACCTACAAATGTATTTGAACCAGTAGTTGCATAACTTCCAGTTTTTATTTCTATAAGGTTGAACCTTGTATTAGCTGAACCTGTGTAAAGGTTAATGCTTCCT